GCCGCCCAGCATCCCGGCGGCCGCGCCGAGCCCTCTGGAGGCCGCCGCGTAGGCGTTGGTGGCGAATGTCGCGACCCCGAACCGCGCCGCGACGCCGCCGATCGAGGTTTTCAGCAGCGTAAAGGCCATTCCGGCCTTCGAGAGACCGGAGACGACGAAGGTCGCGGCGTATCCGAGCGCCGACGAGGCCACGACGAAGCCGCCGATGCCGATCGTCGCGAAGCCGATCGCTTTGCCGACGAGAGGGAATTCCTCGTTGAGCTTCGCCAAACCGTCGAAAAATTTCGCCAGATAGTCCGCCGCCGTCTGCAAGGGCGGCAAAATCACCGATCCGAGCGCCACGCCGATGCGGTCGAAGGAGTTTTTCAGCAGCTGGAGCTTGTTGGCCGTGGTCTTGGAGCGGTTTTCGAACTCCCTTTGCATGCTGCCCAGATAGTTTTGCTCCTGCGCCGTCAGCCGCAACGCCTTCTTGTAGTTCTCCAGCCCGCCGACAAGCAGCGCGATGTCGTCGCCGTATTCGGCCCCGAACAGATCGCTCAGCACGCCCATCCGAGACTGTCTGTCGAGATCTTTGACGGCTTCCAGCACCGCCATGATCGCTTTTTGCGGATCGTTCTCGACGGCCATCTTGATTTCGACGCTGCTCAGTCCGAGCGCCGCGAGCCCTTCTTGGAACTTCCTGCCCTGCTTGTCCGCCGTGGAGAGTTTCGTCAACAGGGCGTTGATGGCCGTGGCTGCGACTTCCGGCGGCTTGCCCATCGCCAAAAACGCGTCGGAGAGCGCGGCGGCCTCTTTGGCCGTGAGCCCGAACACCTTGGCGGTTCCGCCGATGCGCGCCAGCACCTGCACCATGTCGCTCGCCTTGGCGGCGGTGTTGTCGGAGAGGTGGTTGAGGGCGTCCCCGAGCTTCGACACGCCGTCGAGCCCGAGACCGTAGACGTTCATCAGCTTGGCCACGCTCTCTCCGGCCGCATCGGCGCTCATATCGAACGCCGTGCTCATCTTCGCCACGATCTTCGTGAAATCGGCGAGCTTCTCCTTGGCGATGCCAAGCTGCGCCCCGCTCGCGGCGATCGCCGCCAGCCCGTCGGCGGCGATGGGGATCTGGGTGGAGAGCCGCTGGAGGGCGGCGCCGAATTTTTTCGTTTCGCTCTCGCTCAGATTCGCCACCTTCACCACGTCGGCCATGGCGCTCTCGAACTCGATCGCCTTTTTGACGGGAAAAGCCGCCGTGACGCCGATCGCGACGGTATCGACGAGTTTGGAGCGGAACATCTCCCGCTTCTGCGCCATCTGCCCGATGCGGATTTTGTGTTTGTTGAGATTTTCGACGGCGGCGCCGAGTCTTTTGAGCTCGCCGTTTGTTTCGGCCGCCTTTTTCTTGGCCCGATCGAGATCGTCTGCGAGTTTGAGCTTTTTGGACGAAAGCGAAGAGATGACCGCGGACGTTCTTTGCAGTCGGTTTTTGAGCGTGCCCGCCCGTTTTTGCGCATCGTCGAGCTTTTTGGAGAGGTTGAACTTCTTGCCGTTCAGCCCGGCGAGTTCGCGATCGACCCTTTTGACGGCCCGCCGGAAGTCCGCCGCCTCGATCTTGCCCGCCTCGAAATCTTTCGCGAGATTCAGCTTCGCCTTTTCAAGGGCGCGTATCTCTTTTTCGGTCGCTTTGATCTCTCTTTCGAGCCCCTTGACCTCTTCGTCGTTGACGCGCACGCTCGCTTTCAAGCGGACCTCGAAACCGCGCAATTTTTCGATGCGCTTTTCGACCTCCGCGATTTTTGGCGCGAACGTCTTGTCGATGTCGTCGAAGATCTCAACGCGCTTCTTGTTGAGATTTTCGACGGCGCTGCCGAGTTTGGTCGTTTCGGACATGACGGTCCTAAAACCGTTCATCGCGCCGCCGATCGCCGAGCCGATGACGATTTCGAGTCCAAGGGTTTTTGACATTCTACCTCCAAAAAAACTATAATAGAGCCATGAGACGATTCATCGCGCTGCTCGCAAACAGTTACGGCCTCTCCTACCTCGTCGCCTATGTCGCGCTCGTGGTCTATACCTCCACTCGGGTAACGTGGGATGTGGCCGTTTCCGGCAACCTTTTTTACGCCATCTTTTTCGGGATGGCCGTCAATTTTGTGTGTTACGCGATAGACGATCTGCTGCCGCCGTCAGATCGTGAAACTCCTCCGTCTCCAGATCCAGAGCCTCCCCGTACCCGATCAAAAATACCTTAGCCAAAAGGGCGATGCCGTTTAGGCAATCGCCCCACCTCAGTACAAAAAACCGCCGAGCGCTTCCTGCAGCTTTTTGTACTCCTTGAAGTCGAGTTCGTCGAGTTCGTCGGGCGAAAGCCCCGTGAGGTTGGAGATGAGCGTAAGCTCCCGCTCCACCTTGTCCTCGATCTTCGAGACCGCCCGCATGTCGCGCACTTTGGGCGGCCGCATCGTGATCTTCCTGCCGTTTGCCTCGATCTGTTTCATCCCGCCCCCTTACATGACATGGCTGCGCAGCGTTTCGTACTTGTCGGCGCCGTTGATCTTGCAGACGTAGTTGGGGATGTCGATGTTGTACATCTCCTTGCCGTCCACTTCCAGCCGGTAGGTCTGCACGTTGAGATCGAGGGCGATGCTGTCGACGTCGCCGATCTTGCCGCCGAACTCCTGCTCGCTCACCCACGCGCCGAGTTCGACGTAGATCGCTTTTTTGCTTTGGCGGTCGCGGGCGCTCTTTTTGATGACGAAGGTGGCGATTTCATGATCGCGCTTGCTGATCGCCTCCCAAATTACGGCGTTGTATTCGCCCACCTCGATTTTCGCCTCGATCGGCTCGAGAAGCCCCGTGTCGACGTTGCGGCCGTTGACCTCGGTCTGTTTGAACTTGACCTTGGGAAGCTCGATATCCTTGGTCGTGCCGATAAAACCGTAGCCCTGCACGAAGACCTCCTGCCCGATGAGCATGTTGATGAGATTTTGTACCATTCTTCACTCCTTTCAGATGCTGTTGACCCACTCGATGAACGCGTCGTTCCAGTCGTCGCTGAAGACCAGATCGAAATTGAGTTCGCGAATGGCGGGCATGTTGGCGGTTTTGAGCACGAAGGTGAATTTTCCGGCCGTGACGTCGCTGCGGTTCGCGTCGAGATAGATTTCGTACCCCAGGGCGATTTTCGCGCCGGTGAGCTTTCGGAAAAACTCGCTGCAGGTCTTTTTGACCCAGATCAGCTGGTCGGCGCTGCGGTCGCGGGCCCACTTGTTGGCTTCGATGATCGCTTCGAGCCAGCGGTAGAAGGCCCGCACCCGCTCCAGGCTCTGCCAGATCGGGTCGATGTCGGTCGTCTCGAAGCCGTAGCTCCGCCAGCCCACATCCTGCACGATCGCGCCGATGCCGTGCTGGCGCATGCGTCTCGCTTCGCAATCCTGGCCGTCGAAATACTCGATGACACGCTCGCTGCCGCTGACGCCCTTGACGATGCGGTTGGAGTGGCTTCGCGCGTAGCCGAATTCGTCGAACCCGTTGTCGCCGCCCGCATCCCAGTAAGCGATCAGCCCGGCGATCAGGGCGGAAGTGGGATAGAGGCGTCCTTCGGCTTTGCTGCGCCCGCGGTAGAGCAGCAGATAGCGGCTGCCGAAATTCTGGGCGAAGTTGAGGGTTTCCGCCTCGTTGGCGGCGTTGACGTCCACGATCGCCGTGGCCCGGAATTTCGCGGCAATGCTGTCCATCTTCGCCGCCACGTCCACGTCGTAGGAGTATTCCGGGCATATGACGAGGTTGGGCCGCGTCAGGATGTTTTCGTCGAAGGGCGCGGTTTTGAGCGTGTCGAGCCCGGAGAGCACGTTGTCTTTGACGGCGTCGCCGTCGGGCACGAACTTCACGACGATTTTGGTGTTGACGTTCTGCAGCGCGATCGCGTTGGCCGTTTTGTAGGCCAAATCGTCATCCGTCGCGCCGTTTTCTTCGAGGTAGCCCTTCATGGCGTCGGCGTTGTTGAAGACGCGGAAGGTCGTGTCGTTCTTGAAGGGCACGACGATGCCGATGGGGGTCGTGGCGTCCACGATGACGGGGCGGGCGGCCTGGACAGAAATGCCGCCGTTGATGCCGAAATTGAGATTCATTTACCGCTCCTTTTTTTCTTGTTCTCGCTCTCTTTGGCCTCCTCGACCACGCCCCGCGCTTCGAGGGCCTTGAAGGTCGCCTTGTCGAATACCGCCTCGGCGCCCTTTGGGTAAAAGGTGCCGTTGAGGCTGAAGGTTTTAAGGAATTTCGCTCGCATTTTCGCTCCTTACAGGGGGTATTCCGGGAACTGCGGCTCCCGGTTTTCCGCGATCGCCGCTTTGAGCTCGGCTTTGCATCGCTGCACCCACGTGACGCGGATGCCGACCTTGACGAGCTGGACATAGGCCTCTTTGTGTTCTTCGGATACGTCGCCTACCACCTCATCGATACTCTCGCCGCCGAAAAACCGTTCGATCCTCGCGACGATGTCGCTTTCGAGGTTCGCGACGCCTGCGGATTTCAGGAGATTTTCGTAGTAGAGTTTGTCGGCGAGATCCGAGTTTTGTTTGTTTTGCGGGTAGTAGTGATAGATAAAAACACTGATGCAAGATTCAAGCAGTGTTTTTTTATTTTCTGACGGGTTCGCTTCCGCTTCATATTTCATGTTTTCCATTTTCCTGCTCCTTAAATAATTCTTTTTAAAACAAGCGTCACTTCAATGTTTTCTGTAGCTGTTCTATCGCCTTCGTTCAGATAAAAAAGTATCTGATTATGCTGCGTATATTTATTACCAGTGGACAAACTTCGTGCTTGAACTTTTACCTGCGCACCATTAAAGGCATGTGAACTTCTCACAATCGGCAAATCTTCAAGTAGACTGTTATTTGTATGTCCATAGTGAGAATATAAGAAACCTACATTTGCGGGCCAAACGCCACCGCCTTTTCCAGCAGTCGAAAAAAGGATATTTCCAATATAAATACCTCCTGAGATCCCGCCATCTCCATATTTCAAACTTTCATTGTTCGCGCCGTCGAAGAGGATGATATAAGAGCTTTTGTTCTCAGCATCCAAGTCTCTTGGGTTCCAAAGAACGCTTCCGTCAAGCTTTACGCCCTCAGGAATTATTTTTTTGAAACGATAGTCGTAGGCAATTTGATGAACTTTTAGATTGCTTTTCCACGCATCGAAATCTGAAGCGATCTTCGCGCGGTTCGCCACGTTGACGGTTCTCTTGACGCCGTTTTCGTCGACATACTCCAGCGCCACATCTTTTGGCGTCGGGTTGTAGTGCAGGTCGTAGAAGTTGCGATAGACGTTCGCGGCGTTGCTTACGACGTCCGTCACCTTCTGACTGATTTCGGTGAGGTTGATACCCATGGTTGCTCCTTATAGTTTGAGATAGGTTTTGACGGCGGCGATCTCTTTGGCGTTTTCGAGCGTTGCCGCCGCGCTCGATGCGCTCAAGTCCAGGATCGCAAGATCCGCCTCCCGCAGCCGACGCTCGTGCTCTTCGGCACGCGCCCGCAAGTCGGCGACGGCGGCGGTCGTGTCGCGTTTGAAGGCGTAGTGGTCGGCGACGGCCGCCTGGACGATCGCCCCGTCCCGCGCATCTTGCAGCACTTGCGCCCCGAGCGACGCCGCCGTATCCAGCAGCGCCAATTCCTGCTCCGTCTCGTAGAACGGGAGGTAGGAGAACTCCAGCAGTTCCCCGGCGCCCCGGTAGCGCAGCTGGATCTTGAAAGTCTGGCGCAACATCGGCGGAAAGGGGAAAGGCGGCGTCGCGATCATGAAGAGCGTGCCGTCATCCAGCAGCAGTCCGGCGCTTCTTGTGTAATGCGTCGCCTCTTCCGGCGGCACGTCGCAGACGAACTCCACCGTGTCGTCGTCGATCTGGGTATAGAGCGAAACGTCTTTCTCGATCCATCCGTTCAGCGCCGTGCGATTTGGATCGAGCGCGATCTCTTCTTCGCTGAAGACGAAGCGCGCAACTTTGACGCGCTCTCCCGTGGTGTTCGCCTCGAGCAGCGCCCAGATGCCGGACGCCGTGACGAGGCTCTTTCCAAGCGGTTCCATCATTCCTCCTTGCAGATTGCGTATGCGCGGGCCTCGCCCGCACATGCGGCGGCTTGGTACACGGCTGCGCGGCTTCGGCTCACGAGTCCGACGGCCCGCGTGCCGGCCGACGCCTCCCCGACGCCCGCGCATGCCGTGACGCACTCTGCCGAAACCATGTAGGCCAACCGCACTTCGCCGAGCTTGGACCTGGCGTTTTTCGCGAAGGCGATCAACGCCGTCACCTCGGCAAGAAGCTCATGGGAGATGGGGCGGTCGGAAACCGACAGATCGACGTCGAAAAGATAGGGATCCTTGCCGCTGTCGAACCATTCGATCACATCGGGCTCCAGCCCGAACGCTTCCATGACCTTTTTGACCGCCGCGACGGTGCCGAGTTTCGGATAGTGCCGCCGCGCATAGTCGATCAGCTCGCGGTCCCTCGGCTCGAACTTCCTGAAACGTTCCGCGCCGAAGCTTTCTGCAAGCAGACCCAAAAACGTTTCATCGATCTCGATGGGGTCGGCGAAGTAACGTGCTTTTTTGTTCTCTTTCGCGATTTCGCCGATCCACTCCGCGCCTGCCGCCTCCAGCGCCTGCAGGATCGGGTCGATATTGGTCGGCAGCAGCGTTTCAGAGCTCATCGCCCACTCCGTAGCCGATGTTCACGTTTCTCAAAACGGCGATCGACTCGCTGTCGATCTTGACGTTTCCAGAAGGCATGTCGATCCGCACGTCGCGCACGCCCTCGATCATCAGCGCGTCGATGATCTTGGCCAAGCTGACATCCTTGCCGATCTTCGGCTCGGCAAATGTGCGGCGGAGGTTTTCGACCGCCGAGAGATAGACCTTCGCAGCGTCGGCACTGTCGGATATCAGCAGCGTGCCGTTCACGTCGAGCGGCACTTCGACGGCTCTCGAAATTTCGACCTTATCCGTCAGCGGCCGCACCGTTTCGTCGTTGAGCGCTCTTTCGACCCTCTCTTGCATCGCATCGTCCATCACGGGTGCCCAATAGACCACCCGCACCACGCCGGGATTGGGTGAAAAGACCGCGACGTCCTCGATGCGTTCGTCGGCGCCGAGCGCATAGCCCCTGTAGGTCAAGGCGCTGCCCGCCGTGGATTTGCGGGCCAGGTTGGCCAGGATTCTTTCGCGAAACCGCTCGTCCTCCTCCGGGTCGCTGCCGTCCTCGAAAGGGCCGAGCTGCTCGACCTTGAGGTAGGGCAGCGGCGTAGCCTGGATTTCGCACGCGACATCCAAAAAAGCAACCTCTTTTTCAAGCTCGATCGGAGCCTCTTTTTCGGTCTCTCCGGGCTCGAAGCGCACCTGTTGCGTCAAGCGCGCCCGGTACAGCCCGGTTTCGTCAAGCAGCAAGAACCCCTCCGGCACCGTCACCGCATAAGGAAGCGGCACAAGGAGTGTAAATCGCGCCGAAGTCCTCGGCCGGGCGCCGCGGATGCGATCCATCCCGTAGAGCGTCGTCGCCAGTGCGTCCAGATCGCTGCCGGTGGCGGTCGGCAGGAAAAAGGCCCTCGCCAACGCGTTGAACTCAGCGCGCAGATAGAGCTCGCGATACGCCAGCGCCCGCAGCACCAACATGGCCGTATCGCCCTCGGCCGGGCGCCATGTCGGGACCATTTCCGACACCTGCGCCTTCATCCGCTCCAGAATCTCGTCATAGGAGAGCTCTTTGACGACTTTGGGGATCATCTGGGCGCCACCTCCACCGCGATCTTGAATGTCTCGTAGCTGTCGGGTCGCACATCGACCCGGCTGCACCGCACCCTGTCGACCCAGCGGTCGATCGCCTCGTGGACATACTCGATGGCCAGCAGCTTCGTGCGGTCGTCGAAGCTTCTGTCGCGCAGTTCATAGAGCCTGCTGCCGTATTCTGGGTTCATCGGGACGCTTCCTCTCCTCGTGATCAGCACCCTGCGGATCTCCTCGGCCACGTCGACGATGTAGCCGTCCTCGTCCGTGGGCGCGCCGACGACCTCGACGATCATGCCCCGTCTCCGATGTAGACGTCGGGGCTGCCGGAGGCCTGGGTGCTGCCGCAGCTGACGGGGTCGCCGACTTTCTGGGCGCTGAGGCCGTTGACGAAGACGGTGTTGGCGCCCGCCATCGTGCCGCCGATTCTCGTCATCGCCGTCATATTTCCTCCTCATTCAGATGGATCGTCGAGCCGTCGATGTCGATGTCGCCGCCCGCTTCGATCTTGATCTTTCCGGGTGCCTTCAAGCGCAGATCGGCGCCGTCGCTCTCGAAGCGTACGCCGCCGATCTCGACGATCACGTTGCCGTCGTTCGCGCCGCCCGGCTCTCGGTTGCCCTTGTGGTAGATGCCTGGCAGCACCAGGCCGAAATCGCCCTCACCGAACGGAAAGAACACCGCAACCTGCTGGCCTATGCGGATCGGCATCCACACTTTCACGAAGTCACTGTTCCAAAGAAGCACCGGCAGGAAGTCGCTCACCCGCCCGTCGAGCTCCACTCTCGCCAGGGCGAGCCCTTCGTCGCTTTTGATCTCGCACACCTTGCCGAGGGTGACGAGGTTGGATATGCGGCGAAAGGCTTCCTGCGCATCCGCTTCCATCACATCTCCCAGTTTCTGGTGTAATATTTCACCGAAAGCACGATCCTCGCGGCGCCGACGACGCTTTCGTTCTGTTCGATCCACATCTCGACACCCTCCACGGATTGATATTCGCCGAGGTATTCGCCATCGCCCGCGGGCGCGCCGACGACCCGCAAAACATCCGACACCTTTTTCCGTAGCGATTCGGCTGTCGAATGTTCGTCGGATGCGTAGATTTCCACTTCGATCTTCAGCGTATGTTCGCTGCTGCCGCCGACGCGATCGTGTGCGATGTCGTCTTCGGTGTCCTTGACGACGATGGCGGGAAGGTCGTGTTCGGCAAGCGGCGTGACGAGCCACTCGAACGCGTTGGGCTCCCAGTCGTAACCTGCGGCGCGGGTGATTCTTTTCAATCTGGCTTTGAGGGTGTCGATGATGGCTTGCCGTTGCATGGGTATATTTTCACGAAAACGGCGAAAAAAGTAAGGGAGCGAAAAGAGGTGCTAAAATCTGGGGCGATTCTCTTTGGAGAGGTAGATTTTGACCATTCCGGAGTGGTCGTCTTCGATCTTGACGACCGCATAGGGGACGCCGTCGACGGATATCGCCGGACGGCCGTCCGGCACATCGCTGCGCCTGGCGATCAGACAGTCGACGCCGTCCACGGCGCTCCCTTCCAATACGGCTTCCGTGTCGCGGAAAAAGAGGCCGGGGACCGTGGCCCCGTCGATCACCACGTTTTGGGCGAAATCGTCCGTATCGAGAAAGACCTCCGCGATATCCTCTTCGATATCCTTACGAAACCTGTTCATCTTCTCCATGTCCCTCGATCATCGCGACGAGTTCGTCCTTTTTTTCGTTGCCGACAAGCTCGATGCCCAGATTTCGCGCATATTCGACGAGCTTGTCCTTTTTCATCTTCGAAAGGTCGACGCCGCTATCATCGCGGCACGGCTCGGCCGCCGCGATCCCGATCAGCCGCGCGGCCTCCTTCTCCTGCGCGTCGAAAAGATCGCCCGGCAGGTGGCGCCCGTCGCCGGTGACGATCAGTCTGAGCGCTCTGAGCTTCATCACAGGACCTTCGCGCTCATGAACGCGTCGACCTCGACCGGCACGACCAGCGGGGCCGACTGCATCAGCAGGTAGCGGACGCTCGGGTCCTCCTCTTCCCAGCTCTTGGCGAAGATTTTGGTCGCATAGAGGGCTTTGAGATCCTTGATGGCGCCGTAGACGCGCTTGGCCTTGGCCTGGTTGGATCCGTAGATGAGGCCCTTGGGGTCGACCATCGCTTTTTCATCGCCGGTCTCGTCGTCGATGTACCACTCGTCGTAGCTGTAGATGTCGGTGGCGATCTCGGGAATATAGCCCCAGTACGTCACGCCTTTGGGCAGCACTTCGGGGTTGACGATCCCGCGCTCCATGCGGCTCAGATCGAGCGCTTTTTGCACTTTCGCGTTGTTGATGAAGGCGTCGACGGCGTCGCTGCCCATGACGGCCACGTTCGGCGCGATGCCGCCCGCCTGTACGCGCTCGCGTCGCCACGCGCGCATCTGCGCGATGGGGTCGGCATCCGCATCGCTCCACAAAGCGCTGCCGGAGAGCACGGGGAGCTGGGAGTCGTCGAAGCCGAAGTCGATCTCGTCTTCCACGCCGTCGCCCTTGACGACGATCTTACCGGTGGTCAGCGCCTGGGCCGCCATCCACTCGATGCGGCGGTAGATGTACTCCTTGCCCTCCGCCAGATCTTCGACGAGCTTGGCCGCCGCGCGATCCACGGCGCTGCCAGCTTCGTAGAAGACCGTGTTGGCGTTTTGGACGACATTGGCCGCCTCGGTGACGAATTTGTGCTTGATGTAGGCCGGTTTGTAGGTGCGCACCGTCTTTTGCGCTCCCTCCACGACTTTGCCCTGCATGCGCGGCGACACGAAGGGCGCCATTTTGCGCTTGCCCTTTTTGATTTCGATGTCCACCACTTCCGATTCGCTCGTCTCCTCCGCGCGGAAAAAGGTATCCTGTAGGAAGGTTCCGGCGGCCGGAATCATGTTGACCGACGCCGTCAGGTGGCGGGTCTGGAAAAGTTCTTCGATCGTCATCTCTTATGCTCCTTATGCGATGGTTTTCAGGTAGATTCCGAGCGTTCTAAACGCCTCTTTGGTCGATTCGGCCGTATGCCCCTTGCCGAAAGTCAGCGCCGCCGCGTTGATCTCGCCCGCTTTGATGACGCCGACACGCTTGTCGCCCGCCGTCGCGTCCGCGTCGTCGAGCAAAATCGCGTAGACATTTTCGCTTCCGTCGTTCACGTCGGTGCCGTCTTCGTTCTTCGTCGCGGAAAGCTTCAGCTTGCCAGTCTCCGAAACCTTCCCGAGCACCGCCCCGCGCTTGAGATTTTGCCCGGCTTCGAGAATCTCGGAATCGGTCACGATGGGACCGGATACGATCAGCGTGTTCATGCCCGTACTCCTTTCAGTTTTTCAATCGCTTTGGCCATGACGCTCTCGGCGTCAGACTGCGTTTCGCCTTTTTTGTCGACCGCCGCCGTTCCGGCCTCCGCCATCAGCGAGGCCACCGCTTCCCCGTCGGCCGTCCAGGCCTCCTTCAGCTTCTCTCTTCTCTCCTTTTCGGCCCGCCACATCGCAAGCTCCACCTGTTCGGCGGTGCTCTTGCCGTCGAACTTCATGCGCGCCACGATCTCTTCGAAACCCGTCACGGCCACCGCCTCGATCGATTCGATGCGCTCGCGCTCGGCGGCCGCGCCCGCTTCGAAAATCTCCGCGTAGAGTTCCGGATGCCGTTCCTTGAGCGTCGCGGCCGTCATCGGGCCGCTTCGCTCCGCCGTTTTCGTCTGTTGTGCCATGGTTTTTGCTCCTTTGTTGGTGTTGAGTTCTTCGATCAGCGCATCGAGCGTTCCGATGCGGTCGATCATTCCCGCATCTTTCGCCTCGTCGGCGATGAGCAGGTCGCCGCCGCCGAATCGCTCCAGGACCGTTTCATAGCTCACCCCGCGATACTCCGCGACGGCGGCGACGAATTTCCGCCCCAGCTTGTCGGCCCACGCCGCGATCTGGGCGCGCCCCTCTTCGCTCGAGATGTCCGGCCGCTTCTTCGGCGAAACGACCGAAACGATCTCCACCCGCTCGAGCCCCTCTTTTTTCAGCTTTTCCGTGTCGTCGATCATCGAAAAGACGACCCCGATCGAGCCGACCAGGGCGGTTTCGGAGGCCACGATCTCGTCCGCCGCCGCCGCGATCCAGTACCCCGCGCTCGCTGCCAAGTCGTCCACATAGGCGACGACGCGCTTTTTCGATCCGCGGACATGGCTCGCGAACTCCGCGATGCCGCTCGCCTCGCCGCCGGGTGAGTCGATGTTGAGCACGATCGTATCGACGGACGGATTGTTTTCGAGCGTCTTGAAATCTTCGGCATACGCCTGCAGGCTGCGCACGGGGCCGGAGAGATTCATGCCGTTGCCGTAGCGCATGATGGGGCCGGTGATGTTCAGCACGCCGACGCTTCCGCGATAGATTACGAACGACGTTTCGCCCGCCTCCTTGGCGTTTGCCGCCAACGCCTCTTTTCGCGCCTCCAGCCGCGCCCTGACGGCGGCGTTCGTGATGCCGCTCGTGACATCTTCCCGCGCGACGATGTTCTGCACCGCGCGCATCCAGTCCGGCTGCATCAGCCACGGCTGCGCCGCTATTCTTCCGATCATGTTGATCATTCCGTCTCCTTGAGTCCAGATTCCTTCAAAAGCGCCGTTTCGCGCTTCGCCTTTCTGACGTTCTGTTCGTAGTCGCTGCCGTTGATCTCCGCCGCTTCGCGGGCCCTGGTGCTGAACCCTTCCGCCACGCGGGCGGCGGCGGCGGATGTTTCGACCTTTTCGTTGATCTGCCCGGCGGCCGGGCCTGCCCAGACGGTGCCGAGGTAGGCCTTGCGGATGAATGGGTCGTCGAGAAAGCCCGGCGCATGGAGCCTGCCCGAAAGCACCGCTTCGGTGATGACGGCTTCGTAAAACGGCTGACAGAAGCCGTTTCCCAGCCACGTGCGCCGCGCCTTGAACATTCTCCACGCCTCCAAAAACGAAGCCCTCGCGGCCGTATAGCTGGAGGTGAAGTGCTTGAGCAGGATCTCGTAAGGCATGCCGAGCCCGGCGCCGATCTGCCGGAAAATAGTTGTGACGAACGGGTCGTAGGCGGTGTTGGGGCGCTTCGGATCGGCCGTTTCGATCGACTCGTCTTTCGTCAGCGAGACGATGGCGCCGGGTCCGAGCTCGATGTTTTCGTCGAAGTTTTCGGCCAGGTCGCCCTCGTCGGATTCGTTTTTCAAAAAGACGGTGAAAAGCCCGCTGATGAGCGCTGCCGTCAGCTCCGCCTCAGTGTACTCGGAGAGGATTTTCAGGTGATTGATAACCGGCGCAAGGTACGGAACGCCGCGCCGCTGCCCCGGTCTTGTCTGCCGGTAGAGGTGGATGACGTTGCGTCGGCCGCTTCTGCCGTATGCCGGGATCACGACCCATTCGCGGCGCACGTCGTAGCCGCCGGGATGCGACTTGAGCACATGGTACTCGATCGGCGCACCGTACCTGTCGACGTGGATGCCTCCGGCGAGTTCGTCGGTATCCATCACGTCGTCTTTGTTGCAGACGCGATCCGCTTCGATGAGCGAAAGCGCGGTAGCATAGGGCCAGTGTTTCCGACGGATGGCGGGCATCGTCGCGAAAAGGTCTCCGGAGAGCAGGGCCGAGATCAAAGCCGTCGTCTGGAGTTCGTAGAAGTTTTTCGAGCGGGCGGCGTCGCAGTTGACGCTTTCGGCCACGAAACGGAACTCCCGCTCCGCCGCCGCTTCCCACTCCGCCGCCGCATCGTCGGAAAGGCCGAGATAGTCGCGATCGATCTGCGCCTGCACTCTTAGACCGCTGCCGACGATGCTCGTCGCGTTCGTATCGATCACACCAGCAACAAGAGGGTCGTTGCGGTAGAGGTCCCGGCTTCTCGTGCGAAGCGTTTTGAGGTTCGGCAGGTCGTCCTTGTCTGCACTTCCCACGCTGGCGTGCCAGTTTTTCAAAGAGCGGCGCGATCCGGACGCGCCGACATAGGTGCCGAGCGCGCTCATCCCCGCCCTGGCGCGCATCCGCTGAAGGCCTTTGGTCGGCGAAAAATAGGAGACGACCCTGTCTATGATCGTGGGCTTGAAATCTACGTCACTCAAATCGGCTCACTCCGTAACGGATCCTCAGGCCGCCGCGCCCTTCGGCTTTCGCCGCGAGACGGTCGACCTCGCGCTTCCAGTATTTGATGTCCTCGTTGACCTGCTCGAGCTCCGCGCGGCGCGACCTGCTCTTGTCGCCGCCGACCACATACTCCTGCGAACGCAGGATGCGGCTTCTGGCATCCAGCGCCTCTTTGAGATACATTTTCGCTTCGTCGAGTGTCCAGGCCAAAAGAATCCTCCTTTTGGCGCATTTTCACAAAATCTGGAAGAAAAGTAAGGGAGCGAAAAGAGGTGCTAAATCTTACCTTTGAACGACAACAGTTCACGCATTTTCTTTTGAAACGTTTCGCTTTCCTGCAAAAGCGCTTCGAGCGTCTCCCCGATCCGCTTCCCCTTTTCGTTGGCGATCGTCTCCAGCACCACCACCGTATCGATTTTCACGCTTCCCCTCAGCTGCACCGTCGGCTGTTTTCTCATCGTATCCCTTTCGATATCTGTCGTTTTCTTCGCGACTGCTGCTTCACAAAAAGTCCGCCCCTTTTGGCGAGCAGCTCCAAATCTATGCCCGCAAGAAACAATGCGGCGTAAGCGTATACCCTGATATCGAGCGCCTCGTTTCGCGCCCTCGTTTTCACCCACCTTCCATCTTTCTCCCTCTTTTCCGATGTCAACTGTTTGAAATACTCCGCATTGTAGGCCTCGTCGTCCGGAAAGTGCATGTATCCCGGTCCCGGTTCCTCGGTCGTGAGGTAGGCGTAAATCACGTCTTTGGCCGCGTTGACCCCGATCTGAAACAGTCGCACTGTTGCGTTCGCGGCGCCGGAAGCGCCCTTGATCTTCCCTTTTCCGGCCCGCATCGGTGCCACCGGGGCGTCGAGCTGTTTGGCCCCCTTGATCGCGAAGACGTTTCTCGAAAAGCGCGCCTTGCAGAACTTGTAGGCCGCCTGGGAACTGTGTCCCTGCGTGTCGACGGCCGTGGCGTGGATCTTCATGAGGCCGCGCTCGTGCACGAAGGTGCGCACGAGAAACTCGTCCAGGCGCTTCCATACATCCGGCTTGGAGGTATCGCCGTGGAAGACTTTCCGGCAGATCGACCAGCTCTCCTCGTGCTCGCCCCATCCGACCACTTCGCACTCCAGGCGGTCGTCCTGCGTGTCGACGCCGCACGTCAAGACCAGGACTGGGTCCGGAACTTCGGCCGTGTACGCCTCTTTTCGCTTCGACAAATCGTCGATCTCGACCTTTTCGTACTCCTCTTCCCACGGCCTGGCCAGCACTTCGTTGTAAAAGGCCTTCAGCTTCAGCGGGTTGTCCTTGGCGGCGAGAAACTCCTTGACGATATCTGGCCACGTCACGTTCGGCGAATACGACATCATCGCCCAAACGTGGAACGAAGCGATGCCGTCGAACGGTTTTGTGGCGACCCATTTGCCCCTTTTGTCCATCTCGCGCTTGTGTCTGTCGTAGATTTTCCCGCCGCACTCCTTGCAGACAAAATGCGCGGTCTCCGGATGATGGGCGATCGTATTGCCGTGCTCGTCGAAATCCTTGTCCCATACCAGATCCTCGAACTCGAACGTCTGATAGTGGCCGCAGTGCGGACATGGCCAGTGTCTGTATCTCTGATCGCCCGCCTCGAACCATTTGACGACCTGCGAGGTCTCCTTGATGATGGGTTTGCCGCCGATGATGTTTTTACGATCCCAGAAGTCGGAAGTCCGCCGCATCCCGGTCGTCAGCGTGTCCCCTGCCTTTCCGGCCTCCAGCTTCCACGTGTCGATCTCGTCGGCAACGAAGACGCGCACGGTGCGGCGGTTGAAGTTTCGCTCCGATTCGGCCCCGACACCTTCCCAGACGCCGCCGGGGTAGAACTTCTTGATCGTCTTCTCTCTCTTTTTCCTGCCGCGTATCGACGGCGTGTCGATGAGCGCGGCGATCAGAGGGTTGTCACGGATCATCGGCTCGAACTCGTCTTCGGCGTATCCTCTGATCTCATCGTCGTTCGGCTGGGCGTGGAGAATCGACGACGGACGCTGGTGAATGAAGTAGGCCTGGGCCGCGTTGAGCATTTTCGTATATCCGACACGTGTGCACTTTTTCACGACGACGATCGGGGTCATGAAATCACACATCACGTCCGCGATCTCCTCCTGCCACGGATAGAGCGTCATTTTCCCCGGCGCGGCACTCGATTCCTGTGAGAGATAGAAATGTTTGTTGATCCACTGCGATCCCGTGAGGTTCGGTCGCGGCTTGAGAATGTTGAGTCCGTAGGATATGATCTCACGCTGTTGCTTCGTCAAGTTGTTTTCTCGCCTCGATCTTCATCGTGTTGATGTAGTCGATCAGCCACTCGACCGCGTCGGTCGGAATCTCCGGAAAGTGCGATTTGAGCTGTACCGGCAAATCGTCGAGCGCTTTATTGTACGGCGTCAGCAGCTTTTCGACGGCGGCCTTCGCGTCCGATACGGCGATCAGCTCCCCCTCCGCCTGAAGAAATCGCTGCCGTGCGATTTTCCCCGCCCAGAAATCCTTGACGATCTGGACCTTCTGGCTGGGCGACACGGCTTCGGAGAGAAGCTCTTCGAGCTCCTTGACGCTCTCTTCGTTGTAGATGGCCGGATCTTCCGCGGCATTTTTCGGCGGCGCGATCGGCGGCGCGAATCCTCTTTTTCTGCCTTTCGTCATGGCTTCGAGCGCCTTCTCGAGATAGATTTTTTTCCCGTCCGGCGTCATGCACTTGTCGAACATCCCCTGCTTGACGAGTTTGGAGATGTACTGCGGTGTTTTTCCGATGTGCCGCGCAAGCTCCGATTTTGTAACCGCCGTCAACTTCGCCATCTTTTTAAACCTTTTGGTTTCAATTTGTCTTAAACATTATCGGTCGACCCCGATTTTCGGATTTCACCGAGGTTTCAAGGTTGAAAAACGGAGAGTTTTCGCGCTCGCGAGCATCCGCACCCCTTTTCAGCCCGAAAGGACCCGAATATCGCGTCATCGAATCTTCCCGAGGTAGTAATCGAGATGGTGTTTGAGCTCGTCGGAAAAGCTTTCTGCGACCTCTTTTTTCGCCTTTTCGACGATCTTGTCGTTGAACATCTGGGGGACCGACAAGGTTTTTTTCGCTTCGATCGGCAGCCTCTTTCCGTCGACGCGGCGGAACACGTGCACGTTTCCGCTTTTCCCAGGTGCGATGAACGCGCCCTTGATGACCTTTCTGCCCCTGTCCTTTCTGACCCTGACGCTCACGCCCTTTTTCACCTGACGCGCGCCGAAGCCGACGAGTCCCGTCTGCCTGCCGTCGACCTTGAGCGTCCACACAAACCCGTTGTCGCTTGTCGCGGTTCGCGTCTTGATGCGCTCTTTCAGCCTCTTCGCCTTGATGTTGTACGTCTTGCGCACCTCCTTCGTCGCGACGGCCTTGAATTTTTGGCCCATGCGCCGAACCGTCTTGGCAAGCGCTTTTTTGCAGATCTTCGGATCGACGGCCGCCAATGCCTCGTCGATGCCTTCGATCTTCACCGTCACTTTCATTCGACCTCCTCCACCTCGATGACGATGCCGGGCCGGTTCGCCCGATTCCAAACATCCGCCGCCCTTCTTGCCATTCCAACTTACTTGCCATTCTCTTCCTCTCTCCCTCCAGTAAGTCATACTCTCTCCACCCTTCTACCAACTACCCTTTACCCCCAATACCTCTTTATTCATCTCTCCACATCCAAATCAGGGACACAAACTTCAGCGCCACCCCCCATTATCCCCCCTCCAATTCTTTCCAAGTATGATACGCCCATGCCGCCGTTTTTTCCATATCTGACACTGCGGTATAAAATGAACCTTAAACGATAGTCCGAACTTGCGGAGTTTTCGGGGTTTCGTGGGAGTTCTACGCAATAGAAGCGTTTACCGCTGTGGTAATAACCGGCCCGTTTCGCTTAAATTTTGCGGTTTGTCGGCCGACATTTGGTACAATACGAAAAAAAACGGAAACAAGGACGCCAAGATGTATGCGGTGACTTTCGATTTGGACACAAGTTGCCTTGACGGGCAATACCATGGCAACAATTTCCAAAACGCGTACGGCGACATCAGGAAGTTCATGGAATCCCACGGTTTCAAATGGCAGCAAGGCAGCGTCTATTTCGGCGGGCCGGAAATCAACGCCGTCACCTGCGTCACGGTCGTGCAAAAGCTTGCGAAAAAATTCCCTTGGTTCACCGCGTGCGTCAAAGATGTGCGCATGCTTCGCATTGAAGAAAACAACGACTTGATGCCCGCCATCCGGCAAGACGACCTCTGATGCCCCTTCCCCTCACGTCTCGACAAAATCGAACGCCTCGCCGTACCGCTGCAGGAAAAGGTGCCGCTTGAGCCGATAGAGCGGCTCTTTTCTCGTGACGGGGCTTTTGACATCCTCCACGATCCACCGTTTCGTCAGCGTGTCGTAGTATTTGAAATCGGCGATATACTTGCGCGGCGGAAGCGTTTTTTTCGCCGCTTTGTCGTACACCGCGTCCGCGATGACGAACTCCGGCTGGAGCGTCAGATTCTCGATTCTGCCCGACCTGAGCAGATAGTACAGCTCACCGAATCGCTTTGCCTCCTTTTTCGAGTCGAACGAATACCCGTACAGCGTCGCTTTTTTGTTGCCGAACCTGTTTTTCCCTCTCATCGCGTTTCCACCCTGAAATCGGGGTTTTCCAGCATCCACGGCTCGACTGTCACCAGTTTTCGGTTGTCGTTCCACGTCAGCCTCTCTCCGCATTCGCACACGAAATTCACGGCTTTCGGGTTGTCGGTTTCGTACCGCCTGCCGCAGCGGTGGTTCGCGCATCCGGCCGTGTAGCGTTTTTTGCGCGTTGTCCCTTTTTCGCGTCGTCTCACAGCGTCGCCTCCAGCAAGACGCCGTAAGCGTTCCTGCAAAGCCGCGCGACGCTCTCTGATTTCGCTGATTTCGCTTTTTGCCAAAACGCCTCTTTGAGCGTCCGCGCGTCATAGAGTTCAACGCCGTCGGAAATCGCGACGGGCATCGCCTCTTTCAGGAGCCTTTTGAGCGCTTTTTGGTTAAATTCACCTTGCGTAACGCGTTGCAGTCTCGCTTCCAGCCACGGTATCGTCACCGCGTCGTCCTTGACGACAAGCTCGCAAAACCTGCCGCCGAGCGCCTTGTGCCAGTACATCGTCAAATCCCTCAGCAGATGCCGCTCGTGCGGCTCGTAGTGGCAAAAGACGACCGCCTTGTCCCTGAACCGCTCCAGATCGCCGTTTTCCGTGTCGTTGAGCGTCTCGGTCGCCTCGCGGC